TAAACCATGCTTTTCAATTGTAAGTCTAAATCTTTTCATTGTTTTACCTTTTAAATTGTATATTTTTTTGCAGCATTCTCTGCTTTTTCTTTTGTTTGAAAAGAACCAATATATGTCCAACCTGTTGACCACGTATTGATTGCTTTGTGGTATAATTTAAAAACATTATTACTATTAACTATTTTAAATGTTTCTTTATTGAAATTATATAACATTGTATTCCTTTGTTAACAATTAGTTTTAATGTTTACTACCACGTCACATCTGTCAGGTTTAAACATTAAATTAGAATTATGTGTTATGATCCAGCAACGTTTTAAACCTCTTGAAGATTGAGGCTTAGGAGCTAGACCATCTGTAAAAATAATATACCCGTCAATAGCTTTTTTATTTTTTAAAGCATGTTTTGTAACAGCTTTAAAACATGTACCACCGAAAAGGTTTCTCTCTAACTTTACTCTTTTTCCTTTTTTCCAAAATACCTTTGTATCTTCCTTTACTCCACAATCAAACTTATATATATAAAAATCTATTAACTTACTTAAGCTATCTAATTCAGTGTAAAAAGGAGCCAAGTCAGAATCTGAAACTGATCCACTTTCATCTATATAAACTGCTATAGTTGGCCTGTAATCTTTCTTAATTCCTGGATGAACATTAGGATATTTTCTATTTAACTTTTTTCTTGAAGATAATCTTTCATTACTTCTTGTAAAACTACAAAATCTTTTTAATATATCTTTCCAGCTTATAGATCTTGAAAACATTTTATTAAGTTGCTTTTGAATACTAAATGGTACTGAGCCCCAACCTGAATTGTTTCCTTCTTTAACAGCATCTTTTAATATTTCAGATATCTTTCCTTCTATTAACTCTTTTTCTTCTTTACTTATATTACCCCATCCTTCATGATTATCAAATCCTATGTCAAATAAACCTCCATTTTTCTCTTCAGATTCTAATAACTTTTTTATATCTTCGTTTTTCATTAGTTCATTAAAATAATATTCTGATGTTTTATTGGGTGGCAGTTTCTTTATTAAATCAGATAAATTATTATAATTTGATATACTTTCATCAGACATGATTTGAATATCTTCGCTAGTTAGCTTTGGAAGGCTTTTTCCTGGAATTAAACCACCTTTAGGTAATTCTCTTTCAGGTATTAAGCTATTTATTGCAAGATCTGTTGAATAGTTCCAAACAATATGAGGATCTCTTTTTCTATCAGAAGTATGTTTATATATTAAATGTAAACATTCATGCTTTAAAACACCTCTACATTCTTCTTCTGTTAAACTAGCAAAAAAGTATCTATTCCACCACAAATTTATTTCTCCATCTTTATGAAGAACACCTGCTGTTGGTATTTGTTCTGTTTCTATCTTGTTTAAACTTCTTATAATTCTAGAATAAAAAGGTTCATGCATTAATAAGTTTATAAGAGTTTTACTTATTTTAAAGTTTTTAATTTTTTCTTCTGTAACATTTTTATTTTTAAGGCCTAAATTTGTTGAAGTTGATTCTTTCATTTTTCCTCCTTTACAAAATATTTTAATATAAATTGTTAAAATATTACACTTTTTGATTATTGCTTGTTTATAATATCTTTATTTGAGTTTACGATATTTACTAATCTTGCCCCTAAGTAATGATGAATATTTTGTATTGTTACTATATTTCTAGATTTAGAAATGCAAGACCAAAGATGTAAAATCATTTCATCTGAAATTATATCACATATTTTATATACATTTTTTGATTGTTCAAGATTCCAATCATTTTTTTCTGCATGTTCTCCTAGTCTTTCAATTAAAGAGTTAATAGCATCGTTTGAAGAGTTTTCTAATTTAGACTTACAGTTATCAAAGCTTTCAAGTAAATCTTCAGGTTTTATTTGAATTTTAAACTTTTTAACATAATCAACAAAATCTAAAGATGTTTCTTTTCCAATGAAGCCTTGTGACAAATTAAACAGAAAGCTAACGTTTTCTTTACTCTTTTCTTCTAAATTAATTTCAGAGTATTTAATAGATTGATCTAATCTTGACCAACTAGCAGGAGTTGGAAAAACATTACCTGGCTCTATCGAAGAAGGATTAGGAGCAAAATGAGATTTTCTAGTACTTAAAAAACTTATAATAAATTCGTTAACATTGTTTTCTCTTGCCCAAATTTTCCAATCATCAAAGCTAGGTTCTAAATCAACTGTCCAAAATCTTCTAAGTAACGCTGGATCCATTTCATTTACATCATATTCAGATCCATGATTTATTGCAGAAAATATTCTTGTTTCTGGATGTATATTATAAGGATAACCATCTTCATCATTTCCAAGTTGTCTATCTAAAACAATTTGAAAAAAAGCTTGTTGTACTGCAGGTAAAGATCTATTTAATTCATCTAAGAATAAAACAACAGGCTCGTTACAACATCTTACAAACCATGAAGGCATACAAAACGTCATAACACCTTTCTTTTTCATAGCATCAATATCAGGATAACCTAAATCACCTTCAGACATTGTAGATCCTCTAACGTCTATAACAGGTAAATTCATAGAATCACCAATTTGCTTTACAATATAAGACTTTCCAACACCTGTTTGAGCTCTTATTAAGATAGCAATATTGGGAGGTATATTTTTAGATGTCTTTTTAAATGTAGAAATATCCATTTAATTTTCCTTTTTGTTTATCAAATACATTGAAATTATATTTTTATATTTTTTTTTATACACTAAAATATAAATCTTATAATCTATACTGAATGTATATTATTGTTATACTAAGAATTGTCGATATTATAGTTTTTGTTGTAAAAGGAGACTCGCTTAAAAAGTAATAAGCCAAAACTGGAAATACTAAATAAGAAAGCCCGAAAAATAAAAATCTTGTTGACCAAACTGATTTAAAGTAATCTGTAAAATAAGTCCATGACATTAAATAGCAATATCCAATAGGTATAGAAAAAACTATAGTATTTAATAAAGGTCTATCTTTCCACCAAGGAACAATATACTGAATGTTGTGCTGAAAGAATACTCCAATTGAGCCACAAAAATACATAAATAATGGCCAAGTCATTATTTGTTAACTCCAATTCTTGCTACTTCTACAAAGCCAGTTCTTTTTAAATCCATAAAGAAAGTCCATCCAGCTCCTCCAAATCTATTTTTAACAGTCTCTAAAACTCTATAACCTTTAAAGTCTTCATCTTTCTTTTCAATAGATAAATGTAGCATTGCATCTACCATGTGTTTTAATTTTTGAGAACCTGCCATATTTCCGCTTTTATTAACTTGACCAATGCACAAAATATTTATATAATGTTGTTTAGCATAATCAGTTAACATCTGTAATGATCTTACTGCGCTTTGACCGTTAACATGATCTTCGCCGTATTTACCATCATTAAGAGTTTGCAAAGAATCAACAATTAAAAAGAATTGTTTTTCAGGAAACATTGATCTTAATTTATTACATTGTTTTAATAATCTAGGAACATAACTTTCTTGACCTGCTACAAAGCCATTAAAAAGTTCTAGTCTTTCGCAAGTCATTTTTATTTGATATAAGCTTTCTTCTGCTGTATTAAATAAACAACAGTAACCTTGACTAGTTAATGCATCAGCTAAAGTAAGCATTAGTGTTGTTTTTCCAGCTCCTGGCTCTCCTGTAAAAAGAGTCATTGTTGATGGTGTAAATCCTTCTCCACCAAAAGCGTCATCTATAAAAGGCACATCACATTTATATCTTTCTCTTAATTTCCTTGGTATATTTAAATCAAGAATATTTGTTCCAAATGAAATATCATCTCTTTTTACATTAAGCTTCATAAAAATTTCCTTAATTTTTTTAAATGTTATTTAATAAAATCATAATATTTATTTTTTTTATTTACACAATTAAATTTTCTTTAAATTTCTACCATTTAACTGAAGTAATTTATTATTGACTAAAACAAGAAAGCTATATTCAGGAATTTTTTTACCAAAATATTCTGTATCGCTTACTATTAAGCCTAATTTTAATTGTTCTGTTTTTACATAAACTAATTCGTTTACTTTAAAATTCCATTTTGTTACTTTTTTATTTAGACTTTTTTTCTCAAAATTTTCTGTTTTTTTAATTATCTTTTTAAGTGTATTAGAATTTTTACTTTTAATATTTTGTTTAGCTCTTAATAAATCGCTTTTACTATATAATGGCATTTTTTACTCCAAGAAAAATTTATATATAAAATTATAATAAATTTATGTTTTAATTACACTTATATCAATTTTTTTTCCATAGACTTCGTGAAGTCCATTTTTTATATATGACATAATACAATTAGTTTTTATTTTATTATACTTACCTGTGTCAAATTCATGATTTAAATGAATTGCTAAGTTTTTACCTAAAGTCCAAGCTAGTATTTCTTCGTTTAAGTTACTAACAATATCTTGTTTTGACTTTAAATTTTCAGAATATTCTATAGACATTTTCATATTCTTTGTTGTATCGTCACCGATATCTAATTTTACATGTCCTGATTCATGTAATAGAGAGAAATATCTTTCTCTCCATTTGTTGTTTTTATTTATAAGAATTTTATTAAAATTAGGCATCCAATAGTCTTCAGTATCATAAGAAAGAATAACATTGACATTAAATTCTTTTTTTAAATAATATTCTATTTCTTTAAAATATTTTTTATATTTCATATTTTATTTAACCTTTCAAGGTTATTATAAAATTAATAATTTTTATTTTACACTTAAATTATTTAAAGTATTTTTTAAAAATTAAGTGATAAACTGTTGAAAATAAATTTTTTGTTTTAAAAATAAATAAAGATAAGTCAACATCAGCTGGTGTTTTATTTTTTAAACAGCTTATTTTAGATAATTCTAAGTACATATATAAAAAGTCTGTTCTTTTTTTGTAAAAAGAATTACATTTTCCATAAACACCTGAATTATGATGACACATATGAAGTTTTTTATTGTCAAGAATGTTTAATAACTTTTTCATTGTTTTAACAGAATAACTTGTTTTTTGAAGTTTATTACATTCTTTATCTATTTTTTCTAAGTTTTCTGATTCTTTCCAACCTGAAAATCCTTTTCTTCTTCTAAACATAGGGTAACTGTATCTTGCGTGAATTTGATAAGTTCCACATGCTTTACCTTTATCACCTTTTCTTACGTTAACGTTTAGCCTTGATTCTATCCAGGATAAAGCTATTAATCTAGAATCAATATTATTATTTTCCCAACTATATTTAAATAAAGACTTCACGCTTTTTTTTCTATTGTTCTTAACTTTTAATATCTCAAAGTTTTTTTTAATTTCTATTTTTGAAATAGTATTAGCTGCCTCAATCATACATTGAGGAGTTAAGTTTAAAATTGCTAAAATATAAAACATTATACTCCTTTTAATCATAAATTCTGATAAGATCTCCCGATAAATATCTTTCTCTTTTTATTACAATTTCATTGTTCTGGTTTTTTTCTTTATACTCCAAGGTAATATAAACCTTAGAATCTGTCGTTCCTCCAATAGTCCATTGATTATTTTTAATATACCTTATATCTACAACTTTTCCTACTCTATTTGTAGATAAATAATGTGATGCTTTAAAACCTATTTTAAACATAAGTGTAATTCCTTTTTAAATTATTGTTTCAACAACACGTATTATAATAAAATAATTTAAAAATTACACTTGTAATTTCTATATTAAACCGCATTCTTTCATAGATAAAAGAACATCTAACAAAGATTGAGCAACTGAAGTATGACATGTTGCGCCTGTTGATTGTAATATTGGCTCTAACATAATTTGTATATTATCAGGTTCAGATAGAAAATGATTTGAACATGATTGATATGAATCTCTACAAGGAACAACGTTTAAAGATCCTTTCTCTCTTTTTTTATAGCAATCAAGAGTTTCAGGATTTTTTGCATGAAATTCTATATGATCAACATACTCGTCTGTAGTTACTGTTCCATCATTATCTAAATCGAAATGATTGTATAGTTCTTGTGGACTAACTACTCCATCGCTACCAGCTTTTAAGCTTCCTTCACTAATAATATTTAAAAAGTTTCTTGTAATTTTTCTTTCATTTAGTAATTTACTCATGATATTTCCCTTGTTAATTAAATTTAAATATGTTTTATTTTAAGAATTATCATGAGAATCTTTTCTTGTGTTTCCTTTTTTTATCTGACTTTTCATTCTTTCTTGAGACTTTATGTCTTCTTTGTTATTATTAATATTTCTTTTTGCATTTTCTTCTTTTATCACTAAATTTGAAATAACATTACTTAATTTGTTTAAAGTATAACAAGCAATATGAGCTGAATCTTTAAAAATTATTCTCTCAGAAGAAGAATTACTTATATCTCTTTCCAATAAAGTTAGACAATTATCTAAAGCTACATTAAAGTATGATTTATATAATCTAGCAAGTCCACATATATTTTCGCAAGAAACAGGATTTTTTTTATGAGGCATAGAACTAGATCCTTTTTGTCCTGCAGAAAAAGGCTCAGACATTTCATCTATTCCATCAATGCTATAAATTCTTATATCATAAGATATTTTTTCTACAGTTAAAATTACTTTTAGAATGCTATAAAAATAATCTAAATAAATATCTCTAGATATAATTTGAGAAGAAACAACAGGCTTTAAACCAATATTACTTAATGCTATTTTTTCATTTTCTCTAGAGTTTGTTGTATAATTACCACTAGGGCCTGATAGTTTTCCATAACATAATTTGTTTTTAGCAATACACAATTCGTCATAAGCTCTTCTTGTTTGAGAAAGCCATCTATTAAAAACATCTTTATATGTTTGAATTTCAGCAGGCTTACCATGCGTTCTAGCTAAAATTTCGCTATTAGAGATATCTTTTTTAATAATGTTTTGAATAGAGTATATTAAATTAGCTGTACTATTTATAATATGTGACAAACTTTCTCTACATAACAAAGTAAGAGAAGTATCTATAATATCAGAAGATGTTAATCCGTAATGAATCCATCTTCCTGAATTATCGGGTATTGATTCTTCAAGCATTTGAACAAAAGCTTGAACATCATGCTTTGTAACTCTTTCTATATCTTTCCACTTATCAATATCTATTTTAACATTAGATCTAATTGTTTTAAGCTCTTCGTTAGATACTGTTTTTTCTGTTATACTACAATTTAATGAATCTAAATGATATAATTCTATTTTAAGCCAAGTATTTAATTTATTCTTTGTTGACCATATATCTGATATTTCTTTTACTTTATAACGAGGTATCATATTTTTCCTTTTTTAAAATCAAATTTTTTTATATAATCTCTTTTCTTAATTTAGAAATAGATTTTATTTTTAAAGTATCTTTTGGCATAACCATTAATTTAGAATCTACTAATACTTCGCAATAAGATTTATAACTTTTCAATATTACAAATTCTTCATCTTTACAATTAATAACTAAGCCTAAAGAGTTAGCGTATTCCATGAATACTAAGTCTCCTGATTCAATTTCACATTCCATTGTATTTCACCTCTCTTAGGTCCACTTGTAAAAGTTATATGTTTTACGCCTGTTACTTTTTTTATAAATGTTAATATGTTTTTAAATGATTCATCTAAAAGATTAACAGAGTTTATTTTTGGTATCTTTAGAAGCTGTTTGTTATGATATACAAAAGGATCTTCTACTAATGAAAAAACATCTGATTTTATTACACATAAATGAGTTACACCGTTTTTTTGTATAGCATCATATACTTCGTCTAAATCTAACCAACCACATTTCCTAGGCCTTCCTGTAGTTGCTCCGTATTCTTTTCCATGATATGCTAATAAATCTTCTACTTCTGAATTACATCTACTATTAAATTCTCCAGATCCAACTTTTGTTTTATAAATTTTTGTAACTCCAATTACTTCATTTATTTGTAGATGATTTAAACCTGTACTATTTAATGCCCCACCAATAGTAGGAAAAGAAGAAGTAACATTTGGATAATTTTCAGAATCTATACTTAGTCCATATCCTTGAGCACCTTCAAGTAATATATTTTTATTTTGTTTATAAAGATCTTGTATTAAGTTTTCATTTTCTAATAATAGATCCTGCAAGAATATAACAGCTTTTTTGTATTTTTCCGACCACTCTTCAAAGAAGAAAATATTATTATTTAAAGTATTTTCTTCTAAAGATAAATTACAATTCTTTAAATAATTTTGAAATTCAAAAAATTTGTTTTTTATTCTTTCTAAAGAATCATATGGATTTCTTACTAAATCTTTAAACAGCAAAGAATCTCTAGCATAAAAATCAGAATAAGCTGGACCTATTCCTTTAGCTGTAGTTCCTATTTTTCCTTGATATTTTAACTTATCTTTTAATATATGAGTTGGCTCAATAACTGGACATAAACCTGATATTTTTATTTGAGGTGATAAATCTTTAAATGAATTAATTTCTTCAAATAAGTCGACTGGGTTTATCACACATCCTTTAGATATAATATTAATCTTGTTTTCGTTTAATACACCTACAGGAAGTTGATGAGTTACGTATTTATTTCCATTTCTATCGTATACAGTATGACCTGCATTACCACCTCCTTGAAATCTAATAATAACATCAGCCCAAGTCTGAACTAAATCGTCAACTATTCTACCTTTACCTTCGTCTCCGTGCTGGAGACCTAATACTAATTTAACTGGCATTATTTGTCTTTCTCTTCAGAATAATCAAAATTACTTGTTTCACCTAATAATTCATAAGTTTCATGAGTAAATTCTCTTGGTTTATCAAATACTTTAAAGTTTGGCTTTTTAGGATTTTTATATCCAAGAGAGCTATGATTCCATAAAACTTTATTATTTGGACCGCAACATAAAACTCCTAAGTCATCTTCAAAGAAAAAATTCTTTTGTTTATGTTCAGTCCAAAATTTTGATTCTGTATAGTCTATTGAATTATTTATTTCAGGAGGTTTAAAATCAATTGTAAAAACATATCTGCCTCTTAATAATTCTTTATTTCTATTTTTCATTGTAACATCAACGTTTTTTAAAAAAGCTTTCTGGTAAATTGCAGCACTATCTGTTATACAATCCCACCAAGCAACATCTGTTAAATCTATTTTTTCATCAGGACTTTCTGACTTATTAAATATTGCACATTGTAATACTTTATCGTAACAAGCATTATATTCTGGCATATAAACTTCAAATAAAGGAGGTTCATATCTTGTAAATCTAATACCTACTAGATAAGATTCAATCATGTTGTGATCTTTTCCCCATATAAAATTAGATGAGCCTTTTAAAAAAGATTCTTTAATCCACACTCTTTCATATGGTAAGTTTAAATACATCATATTAATTTTACTTTCTATAGATGTGAGGTTGGCCTTCAATATGAGAGTTTTGAGTTTGTATTGCAAATTGAGCTGATTTTAATTCTTCTAAGTTTCTAGCTCCTGAATAACTCATTCCACTTCTAACGTTTGCCATAATCTCGTTTAAAACTTTATAAAGTGTTCCTTTGTAATTAACATAAGTGCTTATACCTTCAATAGAAGAATAAGAGCCTTTCCAAGCTTTTTGCGCTGTTTTGGAAGCCATACCACTATATTTTTTAACTTTATTTCCTTCTTCGTTTATTGTTACTTTACCTGGCGCTTCTTTAGTCCCGCTAAGCATCGATCCTAACATAACAATATCAGCACCTGCTGCTAAAGATTTTACGATATCACCACTGTTTTTCATTCCACCATCAGCTATAATGTAAGAAGGATTTTCTAATTCATTTTTTTTATCATAGCAATCTAAAACAGCTTGAAGAGTAGGTACACCGTGTCCTGTTTGTATTCTTGTAGTACAAATACTTCCACTTCCAACTGATACTCTAATTGCATCTGCTCCCCAATTAGATAATCTTTCATAAGCACTAGCTGTAGAAACGTTTCCTGCTATAATAAAAAGATCAGGATATTTATTGTTAATAAACTCTATTGCATCTTTTACCAAGATATGATCACCGTGAGCAACATCTAAACAAACTATTTTTAATCCTTCATTACATAAAGCTTCTAATCTTTCTTTATAGTCGCCTGATACTCCAATTGCAGCAGACTTTGTTTCAGAGTCATTTACAAATGAGCATAGTTTAGTCTGAAAGTTTATAGTATTATATCTGTGAATTATTCCCAAACCTCCTAGGTTTCTAATAGCATTACACATATAAGCTTCAGTTACTGTTGACATAGGACTTGAAATTATAGGTATATCAAACTTTATAGATTTATTATTTTTCTTAAAAGTTACAGAAGTATCTATTTCTGATCTACTTTTGATATCTGAATATTGAGGTATTAATAATACATCATCATAAGATAAAAGTTTTTTATTTGTATTAATCATTATATTAAACCAATTATTTAGTATTTTAGTTATATTAATATTATAAAAATTTATTATTATTTTTATAAAAAATCTTTAATATATTTTTTTAAGGCTTTTTCTTTTTTCTTAGCTTCAAGCATAATATCTACTTTTTTTCCACAACTATCAAAAGGCTTGTAGTAAAAGTCAGAGTGAGCTGCTGCTGATCTTATTGTATTGTCTTCGTATTCTTTTTTTCCATTTGAATGATGACAAGTAGGAATTATATCAGAAGGCCAAGAGTCATATGCCATATCAAAAGATTCTTTGTAAGGAGCATCTTGTGGTCCTAAACTAAAGTGATGAGAATCAAAAACTATAGGTGTTCTAGAAACTTTGTATACGTTTTCGTATAAAAACTTAGAACTAAACATAGCAGCTTTATCGTCGTTTTCTACAGTTAATCTTGATTGTACTGATTCTGAAAGCTTTTTAAAATTGTTGTTGAAATTATTAGCTGCAAGATTTAGATTACCACCACATGTTGATCCTAAGTGAATATTGATTTTTGACCAATGATTTTGATCTAGACCCATTAAGTCAAATATTTTACCATGTATTTCTAAATCTTTAATACAATTTAAAACAACGTGCTCTTTTTCTGATGCCAAACAATTAAATTGCCCTGGATGAAAAGAAACTCTTTGGCCTATAACTTTAGTATAGTCACCTGCAGCTTTTAGATAATGACATATTTCTTCATAATCTGGAAGATCTTGTAATTCATATTCAGATGCCCAAGGAGCTATTTCTGATGATATACGAAATACTTTAATATTATTTTTATAGTTCCAATTGAATATTGGAAATAAGTCTTTAACGTTTTGCAAAACTAGTTTAGAAGCGTGAGACAAGCCTTTTTCTAAAAAAGTTTTTTTCCTCATAGTTCTAGAGTTAAAGATGCCTTTTTCTCTTAACTCCATGTTTATACATGCGTAACCTAGTCTATTCATATTTTTATATCCTTTTTTATAAAATATAATAATATTTAATATTATATTACACAAAATTATTACACATAAAGGACAAAAATGTCAGATCTATTAAAAGAATATATTGTATCTAAATTTAACGAAAAACAAACAATATCTGAAGGTTTAGAATTTCATATAAAAGAAAATATTCCTATAAGTACAAATATCTATAGAAGAGGTTCTATTAATTATTTTGAGTTATTAAATGAAACAAGAGATCTTTATAAAAAAGGATTGATAGATTTAAACCATGATATTGATAAAATGTATATAACTGAATTGGATGTTGGTGAATGGGATTACTACAAAAAAGAATTAGTTCCTTTAGACTATCCTATGATGATAGAAGAAGAAAACTTAGTTGAGGCAAAATACAGAGGAAAAAAAGTTAGACTAGGTAAAAAAGGAGCTAGAAGAGTAAAAGGTAAAAAAGGTAGAGCTGAAGTCTTCGTAAGAGATCCTAAAACAGGAAAAATAAAAAGAGTAGAATTTGGATCTTCTATGTCAATGGCAATGGGTAGTAGTGATGAGCATAAAAAAAGAAGAAAATCATTTGGTGATAGACATCAATGTAGCAAAAAGAAAGACAAAACAAAAGCAGGATATTGGTCATGCAGAGCTACAAAATTATTTGGTAGAAATATTCCAGGTTGGTGGTAATGAATAACTTTCCTTTTAAAGAAAAAATTTTAGAAGAAACAGAAAAACATACAGTATTAGAAAGATTTTTTTTAAAAGATTTAAATGAAGAAGAACTAATTTGGCACAGAGACAAAGAAGATAGAGAAATTTTTATTTTAGAAGGAGAAGGATGGTATATACAGTTTGAAAATGAACTACCTCATTTAATGCACGTTAATTCTTTTTTTAAAATAAATAGAAATATTTATCATAGACTAATAAGTAAAAACATAAGCAATTTAAAAATAAAGCTAGTAAAACATAAACAAAGGAAATATCATGAAAACTAAAGAATTATTAAAAGAGTGGAGAGAATTTTTAGCTGAAGGTGTAAAAGAAAAATTTAAAAAAAGTGATGTTGATAAAGAAGTAAAAATAACTACATGCTGTCCTATGTGCAAAAAATTTACTGGAGTTGATGCTGGTAAAGATTTAGAAGGAAATTGGACGCTTAAAGCTATTAATACTAATGATGTTAAAATAGGAAAAAGAAAAGAAAATTTAGTAGTAGTAAAATTAGAAAATAAAGAAAAAAAAATTCCACAATGTTGTGTTAGTTTAAAATGAATAACTTGCTTTTAGAATATATTAAAGAAATTATAATTTTAGAAGCTGATCCTAAAGTAGGTACAGGTAAAAAGCCTAAGGGTAGTAAAAGAAGATTATATACAGATGAGAATCCTAAAGACACAGTTAGAGTAAAATTTAGAACTGTGTCAGATATAAGAAAAACACTAGCTAAAAAGTCATTTAAATCTAAATCACACGCAAGACAATCTCAAATTATAAATTTAATACATCAAAGAGTAAGAGCTGCTTATAAAAACGCTAAAGACCCTAAAGTAAAAGCTAGACTTAAAAAATCCTATGAATATGCAAAAAAAAGAAAAGAATCTTCAAAAAGAAAGACAAAAGAAAAAAATAAAAAGAAAAAATAATATTTACAATAAAGAGGTTTATTATGAATAATTTATTTTTGTTAGAGCAATTTATTATTGAAGCTTTATTAGATGAAGCTAAGAAAAAAAAGAAGAAAAAAACAAAATATCCTGCGCAGTATAAAGCTAAAGGCAAAAGAAAGAAAAAATTAGATAGAGCTACAAGATTAGCAAGAAGTAAAAATCCTGCTGATAGAGCATTAGCTTATAGGCTTAGAGACAAAATGGAAAAAGCTGAAAGAAATAAAAAAGGCTGGAAAAATAAACCTAGAAAAGATACGAAAAAGAGTTAATTATGAATGATTTAATATTATTAGAAATGTTTATTGCTGAAGCTTTATTAGACGAAGCAAAAAGAAAAAAAAGAAAATCAGCTAAAAAAGGAAAAAGCAGTTCAGGTCTTTCTGCAAAGACTAGAGCAACTTTAAGAAAAAAAGCTGAAAGTAGAGGATTTACTGTAGGATCAGTAGTTCAAGAGTATAAAAAAGGTTTAGCTGCATATTATACTAGTGGAAGTAGAAAAGGAATGTCAGCTCATCAATGGGCAATGGCAAGAGTCAATTCAGCAACACCTTCTAAACCTTGGGCTTGTGTTAAAAAATCTAAAGCAAAAAAGAAATAAAATAAGGAATTTTTTAAATGAAACCGTATTATTATGTTGCAGAAGTAGTTAGCGTGTACGATGGAGATACATGTACATGTGTAGTAGATTTAGGATTTAAGACTTTTCAAAGAATAAAAGTTAGGTTAGTAGGTATTGATACGCCTGAAATACGAACAAAAGATTTAGAAGAAAAGAAAAAGAGACTGGTTAAGAGAAAGAATATTAGGTAAAAAAGTTTTATTACATACAAAAGAAAGAGGAAAGTTTGGCAGATGGTTAGGAATGATTTGGGAAATAAATCAAGAACTCCCTGAATTTAATAACAGTTATAATAATCAATTAATAACAGAAGGCTTTGCAAAAGAATATTACGGTGGAAAAAGATAATGAAAAAGTATAGTTTAAAAAATTTAGATAAATTATTAAAAGAAAGATTGTCTATTCCCGAGAATAGAAATTTAACAAATACAAATATTCCTGGCTTCGGTACTTTTAGCTTGGAACCAATACAGATATGCTTAATAGCCTGTATAACAGAGTTTTATTTTGGAAATAAAAAGATTGTTTACGATATATTAAATGAAACGTTTTACCAAAAAAACTTAAGACTTGCAGCAAGCTTAGACTATAGGCTAAAAAATCTTTATACTATAATAGAGAACGAAGAAAATAAAATAGCTTTAGATAGTAAAACAGCTGAAACTTTTATAAAAGCCTGTAAAGATTCAAATCTAATAGATACAAATTACAATATCTTGAATGATGAATTAGTTGTAAATAAAAATGTAATCACAGGTGCTGCACAGCTTCAGTCATCAAACGGTTTTCTATTTGAATTGTTTTTAAATTTTTGTATTAGTGATTTAAACTACGAAATAGAAAAAAAAGAAGATCATATAAAATATTTATGTAAAATTAAAGACGTTAAATACTCTATTTCTATTTTATCTGTTATTTATAAATATAAAAATATCAGCAATATTTCAAGTTATTTTGATCAAAATAATCAAAGTTTTGTTTTAGAATCAGCACATAATTTATATAAAGTATTTTTAAATAATGATACATTGCAGAAAAAAATTAATGATTTAATTCATGAAGATTTGCATGAAGATACTAATTTAAAATTTAAATTTCAATTTGAAGAAGGTTATGCAAATAACCCAATTGATTTGTTTGTATATTATGATAATAAAATAATATCAATGTTAGATTTAAAATCAGTAAATAGTAGTAAATCAGAAAATAAATATAAAATATCAAAAAGCAAAAAAGCTATAGACAAACAAATAAACAACGTAATGGGTGAACAAGAATCTGGTAGCAATCATGATTTTTACTTAGGAAATATTATTTTGTCTTACACTTTTAATGCACAACAAATTAATGTAAACGATATTAAAGCTTTATATGTATCATATAATAGTCAGCATGAAGAAATATTAAATAAAAATCCAGAAAAAAAAGAAAATCTAGAAAAAAAAGAATATTCAATATATAATAGAATAGATCCAAAAACAAATTCAGAAAAAAAACTTTATGGCTCGTATAGAATGATTAGTGCAAATACTCTTTCATCAAGTGATGAAAACAAGCCTATTACTAATAAAAACTTAATTGACTTATCATTTGATTTTAAAGATAGATTAAAAAAACAGGATGAACATGAAAAAAATATAAAAATGAAGGATTTTATATTAAATTATCTAGAAACTGATAATCCTTATTCATTTTTAAAGAAAAGTAGCGCTGAATGGTCAAAATATAACTCTTATGGAGATTATAATGAAGAAGATAAAAATAAAATAAAATTAAAAATAAAAAATATAATACAAGAAAATAAAGAAAAAAAAATAATCAGATACATATACAGATATATTACAATTTTATCATATGAAAATAATTTAATTAATGAAAGTAATGCAAAAAAATATGTTTTTAAAATAAAAGAATATGATAAATTAAATCATGATCTAGATTTACAATATGAATGTTTTAATGAAAATAAAATCAATAGTATTTTTAGAAATCATTTTACTTTATATGCTAAAGTTTTTTTACAGAATAGTGAAAAAATGTCTATTGATGATTTAAATGAAGCTTTAACAATAATAAAAAAAGAAAATTTTACTAATAAACAAACAAAACAAAACATAATAAAAAACATTGTTCAAGTTATTGAATATGAAACGTTAAAAGATAATAAAAAAGATTATATAGAAGATAAAATAAAAGAGTATATGACTAACCCAAATATTAAACCTAAAGATAAAAAAAAAGAAATAAAAAAAGCTTACAGTAAAGTAGAAAATGAATTAAAAGAGTGTATAAGATATTATTTTCTTTATAAAAATAACTTGATTGATAAAAAAAGAATAAACAAAACTTTTAATGATTTAAATGATATAGTTAAAGAATTACTTTTAAAAGATGAAGAGCTTAAAAAGTTTTTATATAATCAAAGTATAAGACCTGATGATAGGTTCAAAAAGCCTTTAAAAGATTATTATCTAAAAAATGATTTTTACAAAAAATTATCAGAAAAAGGAATCTCTAAAGATGATGCAAAAAATTACATAAATGAATATTTTGCTATTAGAAATGAAATTCAAAAAGTTCAGTCAAATTCTTCATCACTTCTTCCTGCTTCATATAATAAAACAAATTATTTTGATTCAATACATGAATACGTTAAAGAATTACTTTTAATAGACGAAGAACTTAAACAAAAAGTAATATCATTAACTAAACAAAAAAGTAGAGTAAGACAAAATTTTATTATTGATTTGAATAATTTTTATACTTCAATAAATGATTCAAGAATTTATGGTAAAAAAAATAAGTTATTAAGAGAAGTTTATCAAGATTTATTTAGAGAAGACCAATAGACTTTAGATATTGTTTTGTCCATTCACGATCTTTATGCCATGTAGTCAAACCTTCTTTGTCTAATTCTGATTCGTCAAATTCAGGCCAGCCATATTGATACGATTCTTCTGGATGGCTTCCGCTGTATTTTCTTTTATTGTATGATATTTCATTTAATAATTTAACATAAATTAATTCTGCAATAAGCGACAAATCTGATTCGTTAGCCCATCTAGCTCTTACAGCAGCATTAGCTTTTTCTTTTGAAGTATGACATGATATTTTTTTGTTGTCGCCTTTTTTAGTTAAAATATATTTCCCAGTTTTTCCTTTAGAGTTTTTACATTTAACTTTTCTAACTTTGTAAGGCATATTCTATTCTCCACATGGTTGAATATAACATGTAGCTTCTTCCATGTTAGGTTGAGGTATCTCTTTACAAGATGTTCCCATAGCTAACTCAGGAGCCCAACTCCATGTATTCATAGATATATATCCAGAGTGATAAGGAAAACCATTTAAATCATAAGTTACTATTTCTGATAATTTTGTCCATCTACTAGTCTGTCTATAAAATATTCCACTTCTACCTCTAGGTATAAAAGCTGAATAACTAAATGTAGTAGAACTAGTACTAGAATTTACAATTGTTTCGCTTATACTCTCGCTATCTCCTGTAGTTACAACTTTACCACTTCCAATAGTTTCTGACATGTTCCACACTCTTGTACTACTATCTACACTACCCTGTGATATAGAACTAGAACTAGTTCCTGTCACTGCATATGAACCACTTAAAGAAGATGAACTTGTTATGTTTTGAGCTGTTCCGTATGATGCAGATTCATTCTTTGTACCTGCAGTTGAATAAACCCTGCCGCTTGTTTGAGTATTATTAACAGCAGTACTTTCTGAATTTGTATTGCTTGCACTAACTCCAACAGTAGTTTCAACTTTTCCACTAGCTTTTGCAAGAAAAGGCAAAGATCCTTCTCCACTAACTCCAACAGATACAGAACCACTTCCTCCAATAGCTGTAGCATTACCATTTGTATTTGTAGTACCTTCAGATGTTGATTCATTTAAACTCCAAGACCAATTTTCTCCATCAGTTGTAGAATAAGATGAATTAAAAGACTCTGAATCACTATAACTATTAGATTGACTTTCTGAATTAGTTTCTGAATTTGATAAAGAAGAAGAATTAACAACAGAATTTGTTTCACCTACTGATAAACCTTCAGTATTATTAATACTACTTGTCTCTGAATTACTATCAGACCATGACTTACTAATTACTATATTTAAAGAATTTTGCCTTGTCTCTGAAGTAGACTCTGAATAACTAACATTGTTTCCAACAGATCCTATAATACAACCTGTTACAGGTATAGGATCATAAACTTCAGCTAATTCATACTTTCCGTAATGCTTTATTTCCAAAGGTCTAACTACTCTAAAAGGCAAAGCAGTTTCCGCAAAATTACCTTCAACATCCTCAGCAACAATTCTAATAGAACCTATATAAGAAGATAAAGATTCTGGAACATTATCCACAATTATATTTTCTAAATAATCTTTATTAATTGGATTACTATATTCATGAACGTAAGTGTAAACATCGCTCAAAGTTGAAACGTAATATGTATACTTAACTGCTCTTATTCCTAAAACACTTACTGATAATTTGTTTGGTAATTTTTCAATAACGTTACCACTTAAAGAATTACAATCATTAGTACTGCATAAACTCTCTATAAAAACAGAATCATTAATACTTACAGGATAAGTAAAAACAACAGAATTATTTGTATTTTTAAACACTAATTTAAACACATAATTTTTATTTAAATCAATATTGTTATTTAACAAAACTCTACTTATTCTAATAAAACCATTATTGTTTTGTATCCCATAATAATCAATAACTTCATCTTCTACAGAAGTTAAATAAGTTTCAACAGTCTCGTATTTATTGTTTTTATCATAAGAAATAACTAGCTCTTCTCCAGACGTTATTTCTTTTTTTGATAACTTTGCATTTATATTTACTTCAAATTTATAATCATTACAACTAAATAGAAAAATAAAAAATATTAAAAAAAAAATCTAATCATATTATTCGCTTTCATTTATTATCTTTTCCTCAAGAATCTCTCTTATCTCAAGTCTTAACTCTGATTGTGTAATATCGCTATTTAAACAAATATCTGCTATCTTAGAAGAAATATAATCAGAAACGTCTCCTAAATCTTTTTTAGCATTTGCTATTTTATAATGACACCACTGAGGTAAATCATCTTCTGGCGATAAAGATTTATATAAACTCATTAAATCTTTTGCCATAGTCAATACGGCTCTTCTTACCATTTGACCTTCTCTAGAATCAGACTTATCATGTCCATAATCTAAATTAATTCCTTTTTTACTTCTCATTTTAAATCCTTTTCTTTCTATGAATAAAAATTATTTATAATACTTGAATATTCTTTCCAACTTTTATAAATTTTATTTTTAATTACGAGACAAAAAAAATAATAAAAATTTCTTTTACTTAAACTTTTTAATTTTTCTTTGCCAGTCATTTTAGATTTTTGACTTCTATTAGCATTGATACTAGACAAAATTGAGCTAAGAAAAGAAGAGTATCCTTTGCCTGCTTTGGTCTTTGTATCATTTAATTCTACAATAATATCTACATGTTCATTATAAAATTCAATTAAAGGTATAAAAGCTGCATAGTCTCCATAAGTTATATTATAAGTATCATCATCTAAATCTAATCCTGTTTGAGTATCTCTACTTAAATCTAAATCAAAATCAAAAACTTGTTTCATTATATCTTTTAAATTTTTAAAAAACTGTTTTTTATAAAAAGTGCTAGCAAAATACTTGTTTATTAAACTACTATCATGTATTAAATAGATTAAATATAACGCATATTGATCTAAAGAAGTATAATCTTCTTCGAAAATATCTTTAATTCTAGATTCGATACTTCCTTCAGTTACTTCATAATCTTCACATTCCTTCTCAAATGCATCAATAATTTCATTTTCAGAACTAAACTGATTTTTAAGTGTCCCTTTGTTGTTAATAAGCCATTTTAAACTATCACCTTCAGACTCTGTTAAAAAATTATTTTTAATTTTAATACTAAAGTTATTATTTAAATCTTGTATTTTTTTTGATCTACTTTTTTTGTTTAATTTGCCAAATAAACCTGCTTTTTGAGTATTTTTACCATATAAGTATTTAGATATATTAAATAACTTTTCTATTGAATTATTAATTGGTAATATGTATTTGTTTTCTAAATAAGTTTTAATTTTTTGCTTATTTTTAGTATTTAATATTTGTATATCTTCTTCGCTAGCAATTTGTTTAAAAATATCTTCGTGTTTTTTGCCAAAAAAAAGTTTAGGCTTGTTATACTTTTTAGTATTTTTTTTTAAAGAAAGAGAATCTTTTAAAAAATTACTTAATTCGTTGTCTTGTTTTAATAATTCTTTTGAAAAATAGCTTGAATCTATGTTATCTAAAAAACCGAAAACGCTTTCATTAATTTTTTTATTGTTATCTTTAACAACTAATTCATAAAAATTCTTATTTATACAAGAATTGCACCACTTGTGAACAAATTTAGCTTCTTCTAATCTTAAGCCATATTTACTAATAAGTTCTGAAATTGTTATTTTACAAAGTATTTCGCATTCTTCATCTAGTAAATTGCCTTTTATTAAAGCTTTCGCTATTAATATTTCAATCTTCTCTTGTTTTTTCATAATAATCGCTCCTTGATTCATAATTATCTTTTTCTTCTGGATTATTATTTGATTTTTCTATCTTTTCAATCTTTCTTTTTTTTTTATATATTCTTTTTATTTGCTCAATAGGAAACAAACCAAACCAATTAGTTATTTTCATTTTCTTGTTTTTTCTTTTTTTTACTTCTTCTTTTTTTAGTAATTTTTTCTTCTACTTTTTCTTCTACTTTTTCTTCTACTTTTTTTTCTACTTTTGTTAATTCTAAAAACTTAGATTTAACTTTTTCATAATACTCAAAGTTAGGACTGTCAACATTTCTTTTTAGAAAATATTCTTTAAATTGTTCGTATGTTAATTCATTATTATTATAAAACAAAGTTAAAGGATTAAATTTTTTTCTATTTCTAAATAGTTCATATGAAATATTATTATACATATTTTAGCTTTCTCTTTTCATTATTTCGACAATAGACTCTTGAAAATCTACTCTTTGAGCAATTAATTTTGCTTCTTCATAAGAACAAGGAACTTCATATTCTCTAGATATGTTTCTTATAATCTTAATAAACCCGTTTGTAACATAATTTCTAACTGAAGAGTGATTCATTTTATAACCATCCCTTGTCATAATTTCAGCTACTTCACTATAAGTTTTACCAGTAAACATCTTTGGGGTAACATATTTTCTATTCATAATTTAATCTTTCTCTAAAAGATATTTTTTCATATCATTAGTGACTGGAAATTCTTCAGGATTAGATTCTTGTATTCCAAATCTAAGTCTAATAACTTTTTCTTCTTTAGGCGTAAGTAATTTTAAACTATTTTTTATAATAGAAATTAATTCGTTATTTCTAACAAAATCTTCAGGATTTATAAAAGTACTATTATCAACAACTCTTTCTGAGATATATTCATTTACTGTTTTTCCACTTTTAGTTTCAGCTTCAAGAGAAATTAAAGATTTGTTACACTTTAAAGTATACTTTATTTTTTTAATAGGTATTTCAAGTTCTTTTGATATGTCTTTATATGTAGGATTTCTACCTTTTTCTTTTTTAAACTTTTTGACACAAAAATTAATTTTAGAAAATAATATTCTAGAGTGAGTTGGTACTTTTATATTTGTTTCATTTTCGTTTAAAAAAGAAAGAGCAGCTTGTTTAATCCAAGAAGAAGCGTAAGTACTAAATTTATAACCAAGTTCAGGATCAAATTTGTCAACAGCTTTTAATAATCCTGCTGTGCTTTCTTGCACTAAGTCTTCAAAATCATGATTTTTTCTATGATATTTTTTTGCTATAGATATTACAAGTCTGTAGTTTGATTCTATCAATTTTTTTCTTGCATTTAAGTCCCCTTTTTTTGCAAGCCTTGAAAGTCTAACTTCTTCTTCGTAAGAAAGAAGAGGGTTATTCTTTATTGTTTGATTAAATGAATTAGATACTGTTGACATATTATTCCTTTTTCATGGATTATAATTATAAGTCAATAATAATTACACGTCTAGGCTCTGGTTTGTCTTCTTTTTTAATTTCATAATAATCAGAATCAGGTATTTCAAGATAAAGAGAAGGTCTTTCTTCTTCTTCTTCTAAGTCAATAAAAATATCATCTTCTAAAATACTCATTTTTTTCTCCTAACGTTTGTATATTAATACATATCATCTGATAATTGTACTAATTGAACATCGTTAGGAGAATATTGATTATTATCCAAAACTGTACAGCCAACAGACAATAAACTGTTTGCAACACTTACTGCATTTTTAATAGCTGTTGTTGTAACTTTAAGAGGATCAATAATACCTTTATTAATCATGTTTACATATTCTTCTTCTCTTACGTCATAACCATAATTAAAATCAAAAGATTCCCTTTTTATCATTTCAATAATAAAATCTGCTGATAAATCAGCATTTTGCAATATTTGTTTTAAAGGAGAAATACAAGCGTCAGAAATAATTCTTGTAACAGTATTAGTTAAAAGGTCTGAATTTTCATTTTCTTTATTGTTTTCTAAAAGAACTATTCCAGCTTTAGCTAAAGCAATTCCACCACCTGGCAAAAATCCACTTTCTATAGCAGCTTTTGTTGCGTGTAATGCATCATCAATTCTATCTACTAGTTCCAATAATTCAGACTCAGTATTCGCGCCAATAGAAAGAACAGCAACAACTCCTTTGTTTATTACTAATCTTTGCTTTAGAAAAGCTTCTTCTTCCTTTGATATATTTTTATCTTCTAACTTTTTTTGTATTGTATTAGCAACTTCTTTAGAATCAATTGCTTTACATTCAACAAATAAAGTTTTTTCTCTATTAGTTTCTATCTTTTTACAAGAACCTAAATCAGATAAAACTACATCATTCATTTCTTTTTCTTCTAAAGACTTAAATACTTTTGTATCTAAAGACTTAGCTAAATCTTCTAATATGACTGCTCTTTTTTCCCCATAAAAAGGAGACCTAATCGCACAAATTTCTAATAATCCTTTTGATACGTTAGCAATTAAAGCTTGAATAGCTTCTTGATCGTAATCATTAGCAATAATAAATAAAGGCTTCTTAGACTGATGTGCTTTTTCCAAAACAGGTAATATTTCAGATAAAGATTTTAATTTACAAGAAAGAATCAATACTAAAGGATCTTCTAATAAAGTTCTTGATTTTTCCATATCATTAACAAAATAAGGAGAAATATATCCTCTATCTAAACTAATTCCTCTAACTAAGTTTAAATCAGTACTAGTAGTTTTACTTTTTTCAACAGTAACTAAACCACTTGTTCCAACTTCTTTCATAGCATTAGAAATTAAATCTGCAATATATTCATCGCCGTTAGCGCTAATTGCTGCAACTTGTTTTACTTCTTCGTTAGATGATACTTTAATAGATTTAGTTTTTAAAAAATCAATAATCTCATTTACTTTTGTATTTAAAATACCTGTAAATTCTGAAGGAGAACCTACTCCTGTTTGCAATGCCTGTGAAGCTTTAAAGTAAATTTCTTTAGCCAAAACAGTAGATGTAGTACTTCCATCGCCTGCAACAGAAGCTGTATTTTCAGAAGCTTGCTTTAATAAGTTAGCCCCTAAAGCTTCTACTCTATTAGTCAAGTTTATATGCTTAGCAACAGTTGCTCCATCTTTAGTTAAGTGAGGAGGTTCATTATGTTTTTCAATAAGAACCAACTTACCTTTTGGACCCATAGTAATAGCAACTGCATTACATAGTTTATATACACCTGTCTTTAAAAGATTTTGTGCTTCATGATCAAAGTAAATAGAATCTGACATTATTATCCTTTTAGCAATTGTTGCTTTGATTTTGTTTCGTTGATAGAAGATGTATTAACATTAACATTAATAAGCCTTTTTTCGTTTGTAAGTACATTTTTTGCGTAAAACAGATCACCTGATTGTATAGCTACTTCTTGTGATGAGATTACATTGTTTTCTCTTAATTGTTGTAAAGTATTGTTATCTAAAATTTGTTCAACTGACATTTAAATTCTCCCATAAATTTTTAAAAGTATTTGTATATTTACTCCAAGTAGAATCTTTTGAGACCATAGAATTAAAATCATATTTTTCAAATACTTCCTTTAATTCATTCCACTTAGGTTTTTCTATTGTATTATAAAATTTTATATTATTAGCTTCTTCATGTAAATTATGAAGTGTTATCATTTCTATATTATGACTAAGTTTTTCTTTGTTTTCTTCGTTTAATAAAAACTTATCAAGGTCTGATTTGTTTTCACATAACTTTTGAGCTTTTTTGTTTCCTATTCCTTTAAATCCTGTAATATTATCACTATCGTCACCTTTTAAAGATTTCCATAAAACATAGTCGTAAGAAGGTTTATCTATATACTGTTTTCTAACGGGATTATATAATTTAACTTTATCTGAAATGCATTGAATAAAATCAGTGTCAGAAGATATTATTGTTACTTCGTTGTTTAAGTTTTGATTTTTTTTAGCTAAGTGGCCAATAATATCATCACATTCGTAATCTTCGTGTTTTACTAGAGTTATAGGAAAGTAAGAATGAAGAATATTAACAATTTCTTTTCTTTGACTTCTGAAATTATCATCATCGTTATATTTTCTTTGACCTTTATAATCAGGTGACATAGCTAATCTTTTCTTTGGCATGCCTTCCAAAACAAGATAAGAAATATCAGGGTTCATTTTTTCTATTAAAGGTCTAAGTCCTCTAAAAAAATTAAATATAGTAGAATAGTCACCTTTATTCATACCACTATATCTTGCCCTATAAAATAAATTATATCCGTCTAGTAATAATACTTTCATGTTTTTTTTTCATCCAATTCTAAATTGTTTAAGCTTTTTGCATCAATATTTGCTACTTTGCCATTACCTAAATCAATTTTAATATTATTTGAATTATTATTACACTCAATATTTTCTTCTAAATTTTCTTCTTTTGGAAAAAATACGTTCTCAAACTCTTCAGCTTCTTTTACTACAGAATTTATTGCTTTATTTGCATTTTCTATCATGACTTTTTTAACTTCTGATAGCGATGTATAAACGTTTTTTAACTTTGAAATACTTATTTTTTGATTCTTTTTGTTGGGTAGTAAGCCTTTATATTTTATAGTTTCGCCTTCTAGATTCTTTATAGAAACTTCTTCTACTACCTTGATAGGAATAACTGAATGGTTTTCTTCCATTATTACATATACTACTTGACCAACTTTATACATGTATTACTCTTCTAACTTTTTTATATTGTTTTTTACATTATCAATTATTTTTTTTCCTGATTCTTCTGCTAATTTGAGTTCTTCAAGTCCCAAGCAAACTCTAACTTTATTAAAAGTTTCTAAATCTAATTCTTGTTTTAAAAGAGTCATGTTTGCGTAAGAATGTAAAATAATTTCTTTTTCTACTTCTTCTTCTTCTAAATCTTTCAAATCTCTAGACTCATATAAAAAAATCATTCCCGGCATAGATTTTTCTCTAGGTACATTAACAAAAGGAAGACCTCTAGTCAAACCTTCAGAGTTTTCTTCATATAAAATTTCTGGAATCCACTTATTACTCATACTATTCCTTATGTTTGTATTCTTCGTATAATTTAAGCTTAATACCTATAACATTAAAGTAATCTTTAATTAAACTTTTTTCTGTATCATTTAATGTATGCTTTTTACTGACAGGATTTCTAGTACTTAATATTTTTCTTACACTTGGGTGAGAATATCTTATTATATATTTTTTTACAAAAATCCAATTGTCTTCTTTATAAAACTCACCAATTTCAAGCATTAAATCTAAAGCTTTCGTATATTTTTCTTCTTCAGTTATTGAAATCATTAAAAGCTCACAGGTAAAAAAGGTTTATAAGTTTTTTTGTTTTGTTCTTCTTCTACTTTTTCTATATGATAATTTTTAACAAACTTATAAAAGTTATTTGTTACGTCGTCATAAACTACAAAGTTTTCTTTTAAATTTGTTTTTTCTTGTATGAATAACGTAAATAGCAAATTAATATGATTTACCATAAATTCGTTTTCCACTTTTTTAAACAAGTTATAACTAATTTCACTTTTATTTATTATCTTATCATATAGCTTAAAAGAATTATAAACACATTTTTTGTTTTTATAAACTATTTTTTTATTTTTTTCTATTTTTTTATTTGAAAAAAATGTTTCTAAACTTATTTTAGTGCTACCTTTTTCTGTTTTAATTTCTACAAATGTATTTTTTATTTTTATTACAAACTCATTATATAAACTTAAATAATTTCCATTTAATCTATATATTTCAGGCTCGTGTATTAAATTTGAACTTAAACATTTTTCTATATAGTCTATAGAAAAATCTATTGGATAAACTATTTTTTCTTTTAAAATATATAAACCTAAAAAATAATATTTTTTGTTTTCTACACCGAACAATAATCTCTTATTTGTATTCTTAAACGAAGTATTAAAATCACTTAAATTTAGTTTTTTTAAAAATATGTTGACTTCTTCAATATTATCTACATTTTTATAATTTTCAATATCTAAAACAAATTTTTCTTTAAAAATTTTTGCAAAAAAAATAGAATGATATAATTTATAAAAGTTTTTTGAACAACAAATTTGAATTATTCTTTTTAACGAAGATAAAAAAATTGTATTGTTAATTATTTTATCTTCTCGTATCAAGTGTTTTCTATTAATCATTAGTAGTCTTGATATAAATTATTTTTACCTATTTTCTATTAAAAAATTATATATTGCTGTTTTGTCTTGAGCGCTTTCTGTTTTTATTGGAACTATATCAATATTTTCTTTTTCTTTAGAGACTTTTTCCTTAGAATCACTATCTTCTTTTTTGTTTTGTTTATTTGCAGAAGAAATATTTATCCCGAAGTCTTTTAATAACTTTGTATCTTTTGCATGTGATTCAGGCGTTGCAACTCTTGTCAAAGCTTTAATAAAAATATATAGTGCTTTTTTTTCATTATCGTTTAGTCTTTCAAAAAATTTCTTTAAATCTTCTTTTACATCTGGGTCTGATAGCGAATGAGAAGATCTAAAATAATTTAAAGCTTTTACTAGACTATTAAATTTTAAAGCGTCTTGAATATTTTTAATCTCAGTTTTTTCTTTAAATTTCTTTTCTTCCTCACCATAATCTTCATCAAATTCAGAATCTTCTAAATCTTCTTCTTCTTCTACACTCTTATCTTCTTTATCTTTGTCACTTATTTTTTCTTTTTTAGATTTTCCTTCAGGCGCTCTTACACCTCTATCTTCTATTTTATCTGAAAATATTTTATTTAAATCGCTATCGTTTTTTAGTATGTCTTCATTTTTTAAAAGATTATCCAGTTCAGTAAAAATATCAAATCTATCCATTGTTTTTCTCCCATACTATTCTATTTTGCCATCTTTCGTGATATCTCTTAGCTCTTAATCTTCTTGCTTCGTCTAAGTCTACGTTTCTTTGAGTATTATTTTCTGAAGATCTTTCTTCTAATCTTTTGTTTCTAGACTCTATATCTTGAACAAACTTGCTAAAATCAAACTCCATTTTTATTATCCTTTTCTTTTAATATAATAGTAATTATATAATTAAATCCTACTTTTTCTTTTTTAACTTTGTACTCTAAATTATGATCGTTAATGTTATACTCTGATTTTAAAGCATAAATTAAAAATAATTCATCTAGTTTAATGCCTGATAAAACTTCTGGATTAAATAATAATGTTAATTTAATTTTTGATAAAGATTTAACTAGCTTTAAAATAGGAACTTTTATATAAACACCATTTTTAAAGATTAGTTTGGTTAATATAAAATTTCTTTCTTTGTACTCGTTGTCTTCGAAAACAGTATTTTCTAATTCTTGACTAACATAAATATTTTTATTAGCTTCTTCTATTTCTTTGTTCACTTAACTACTCTTTTTTCGCGAAATAAAAAGAAACATCTTTTTTTATTTTTTTAATATCTTTAATACAGTCAAATTCTAACTCTGATAAACTTGGAGATAAAGAGTATATTGAAATTCTAACATTATTTTTTCTAACTAAAATTTCAATGTCACAAGACGAGTCTCTTATATATTTTAATACTTCAACTACAAATGCTTCTTTTTGTTTTCTGGTTTTAAGCTCGTATAAATTTGAAGCTTTACTCTTTGTTATTTCCCATTTAGAATTAGAAATGCTAACAGGCATATCGTTTTCAAAATCGTTTTTTAAAACAGGAAATAAATTCTTAGATTCGTTTAAATTATTGTTTGTATTTTCATTAAAATAATTACTCATTACATTTTGTAACATCATTTTGTATACCTTTATTTTTGGATAGGAATTAAATCAACTGTATCAACAGTAATGCTTTCTTCAGAGTCAGGCAAGAAAATATCACACTTTTCAAGATTATCT